CAGTTCCTGCAGGAACTGGTTGAATAGGAACTGCTGTGACTGGTTGGGGCTCTGCTGGTTCTGTAGAAGGAACATTTGTGCGGCGGGGGCCGAAGATGCGATCTAATTGTTCCTCTGTCAGATCTGATCCCAGAGAGGTATCCTCCATTTCATAACTTTTTGTTTGATCTTGCGCGTCTTTTAAATTTTTTAACGCTTCTTTTTCTACTTCTTCTACATTAACAGAACCACCTTGCGGCGGGGATCCCCCGCCGCCTCCCCCGCCGCCCCCCTCGCCGGGGGGAGGGCCCTTATCTTCTACATTAACAGAACCACCTTGCGGCGGGGATCCCCCGCCGCCTCCCCCGCCGGGGGGAGGGCCCTTATCTTCTTCTTTAACAAACCCAGGTAAAAGACCTGCGAATGGTTTGAATGATTGACCACCTAGTTTATACTCAGTTTTCGTTACAGGATTTTTTAATGTAAATTCTGGAAGTTTAAGCTCAAAGTTAGCTATTTTTTCAAACAAACTAGCAACTATTGATTTTAAAGTACCAACAATTTTTCCAGGAATACTAATTATCGGATCTATTAAATTTCCAGTAATAAAATCTTTTACATTTGTAACAGCATTTCCAAATTTTGTCTTTAGAGTATCAATGATTTCGCTAACACTAAATTCAGGAATTGATTCTTTTATTTTTTCCCACATGTTTGATGCTGGTGTTATAATATTTTCACTAAACCAGGACTTGATGCTTTCAAATGCGGAACTTATTTTTTCACTTATTGTTGTTATTGTTTCGCTTAAACTAAATTCACCTATTGCAGTTTTTATTTTTTCCCACATTTCTCCAGCGGGTGTTATGATATACTCATCAAGCCATTCTATTGCACTATCAAAGAACTTTTTGAACATTTCTGTAGTATCATCAACAATTCCTTTAACAAAGTTTTTTATTCCACCTTCACCCAATAGGGAAGTTGATAGACCGAAAGTCAAGGTACCAGCAACGGATTCAAAAAATGCACCAACAGCCGAACCAAAATCTCCACTTTTAACATGCTCGTCATAAGCATCTTTTAAACCAAAGGCAGCAAGAATTAGTGGACCAACAATAGGAATCTTTGTTACTGCTTTTTTGAGAACTTTTGTCAATACACTAAAAATGGTTGTACCAATTGCTGCAAGAGAAAATCCTCTTGCACCTGCAAGAGAAAATCCTCTTGCACCGCCAAACATGCTCTTAATGCTATCAAGAAATCCACCTCCTGCACCGCCAAACTTGCTCTTAATGCTATCAAAAGTCCCTTTGGTGCTTCGGCTGATCCTCCTTTTACTTTTCCGGTAAGCACCGCTAATGCTATCAAGAAATCCACCTCCAGCTGCAGCTGGTGCTGCAGCTGGTGCTGCAGCTGCGGCACCCCCTGTTGATGATGACATTGGTTTTGTTGGTAATGCTCTTTTGTCTCCTTCAATATCTTCTTTTTTTGCTTTTGCTTTGAAATAGTCATTAATTTCTTTTATTTGATTATATGTTTGTTGACTTGTCATTCGTATTAATTTTAGTTCTTTACCAATTTCTTTTGGTGCTTCGGCTGATCCTCCTTTTACTTTTCCGGTAAATCCAGTCGGTGCATCGGAAAATCCTTTATCAACCGCTTCCATTCTTTCCGAAGAAACACCAAGACCTTTTGCTGCCATTAATCCTGCGGTTTTACCAAATAGATTTTTAACAAGTATTTCTGGTCTTAGTCTTTGCTTTATGCCCTTGACAGCTGCTGAACCAACGGTTTCATTGGGATCAGTTAACATTCTTCTAAATGTTTTTAATCTTTCTGGTGTTGGTGTTTTTTCTTTTATCATTCCACCAAATTTCATCACATTTGACTGATCTGATTCTATTTGTGATGATTGATTATACAATGGGCCAGAGTCGTTAGGATTTCCCCAACGCTGTTGCAAATCTTTAGATGCAATTTTTCCCAGTTTACCTGCTTTGGTAACTTGTTTCCAAAGTCCTTTTCCCTGTGCTGTTGCATCAAAAGCATATGTTTTGCCTTGGTGTGTTTTTACTGCTTCCATTTTTTTATCTTCTTTTATTTGCCATTTGTTGTTTTATTCGTTCATTTTCTTTTTCTATGTATTGTACTAACATGACTATGTAAACATCTCTTTCCCAAGGCATCATGTTTTCAAGTTCTGTTAAACTGTATTTGTGGTGTTGCATCATGGCAAAGTTTGTATTGTAATAATTCATCAAAGACTCATGACCAAGGCTTATTCGAAAAAATTTATCATTCCCTCCAGTGGAATCTTGTGATCAAAACCGCATTTTTCGCATTTATGTTCAATTATAGATTTAATTGATGGCATAGTTTGAAAAAATGTTTCAATTTGATCTAGACTGGCTTTTGGTATATTTTCAATATATTCTTTTACTTCTTCACGACTCATTTCATTAATGTAATAGATTTCTTCTCCTTTGAAAAAATAATCAACGCAATCAACGATCATGTCTAAGGCCATTTCTGTTTCTGAAAAGTTCTTTGATTTTGCCTTGGTCTTCAAAATCAAGCTTTCAGCCATTTTCATGGAAGGATATTTCATTGATACACCAACGTCATTGGAAAAGAATATTGTCTTGTTGTGATTTGATGGTTTCTCAATGGTTGCTGATAGTATGTCATGTTCCATTTGCATATTGTTTCCGCATTCTTTATCATCAACAATATTTTTACATTTAAAATTTAATTGCACTTTTTCACCAATTGATCTTGCTCTCAAATGAATGAAAAAATATTCCATGTCAAAAGACGACATTTCATTTACATCAAAATTTTTTTCAACTACGCAATTTGTAATGATCTGCTTGATTGCATTCATTATATCATTTTCTTTTCCTGCTTCTAGAGCCATCAAAAGAATTTTTTGTTCTTTTACGAGAAATGGTCTAAATCTTATCTTTTTGCCAGATGACGGCATTTCAAATTCATGAGTCGGCAATTCAATTTTAGGTAAATTCATATTATATTCCTTTTAATTATGCTCCATATGGAACATTCGTTTCTGGATCCACAAATCCTCTTCTTACTGCCTGGCTTAGTTCCCCAGGTTCCTCAGACGGCGTAGGTGGAGGCTGTCCCGTTGTTATTACTCCTATATCCGATTGTGATACTTTATTATCTCGAGGAAAATATCCTCTTTGCCATCTCTTATATGCAAATGTAACATTTAGCGTTGCATTTTCTTCATTTGACCAGTTTAATGTTATTTGATTTATTGAAATTGGAAAACATTCTATAAATGTCACTTGATAATCTGGCATGTCATTACCGTTATTACCTACGATATCATAATGTATCACTGTAATATCTCTTACATACTCGCTTCTATATCTAAAGTTATAGAGGGGATTATTGCTTATATTTGTTGCACCATTTTCTGTTGGATTAATATAATCCATCCAATCTTCAAATATTTTTTTTTCAGCAAATCCTGTTCCGCCTAACGGTCCTTTTTTATTAGAGGAACATAAAAATTCAAGATTTAATTGATTATATGTTGTTTGTGCAGGATAAGTTTGAAATAATCCATACGTTCTATTTTCAAAAGTTGAAAACGTTCTTCCTGGAAGCTCTGCACTAAAACAACGATATTTTAGAAGCTCTGTATCACCACCACCTGGTGGATTTGTAATATATACCCAAAAACGACTTGTCTTTGCAAAATCAGAATATTGATTTATACTTGCTCTAAAGCTTTCTATATTACTCATTGATATTTCTTTCTAGAATCTAAAAATACTTTTTGTTTGGTAGCACCCATAAAACTTTCAACAGGTAAAAATATGGCTATATCCCATTCATCTGCATTTATACGCAAGAATCTAGATCGTATATTTTGTGAAAGATATCTTTTTAAACACGGGCGAAATGCATCTGTTGAAGATAGTCCTTTTAACATTTGATAAGACACCGCTATTCTAGTTTTTTCATCATATTTTTTATTTGTTGCAAATTCACTTAAAGCATCTAATAATTTTGCACGAGGAACAGGAGCAAGATAATGTAAATTTAATCCCAAAAATCCATCCGAATATGTTTCTATTGGTATAACTAGAGGAAAAATATCATAAAATGGTAAAGAGTCTTTAAGTTTTGGATTATAGCTAAAAAAATACATGTCACCTAAATCAAAAGTTGTTCTTTTTCTTTTAAGATCGCGTTGAAGTGTTGATTTTAGATTTTGTAAATCTTTAACCTTATTTTTGATCCATTGTCTAGCTTTATTTGAACTAATTGCTAGATTTTGTTTCTGCAATTCTTTTTGTAATCTATCTATTAATGCCATAACTATATTTATTTCACTCCCAGATCATCTTCGGTAAGCACTTTAAATTCCCAAAGACGATCAAGACAATATTCTTTGGCTGCATTCCATTTAGCCTCATTTATGCCCCACGTAACAACTTCAGTTATGTATTTTTGAGTGATACGATCCCTTTTTTTAGGTGGTATTGACTCTTTTTTGGGCTTTATTTCCCATATCATTTCACGAATTTTGTTCTCTTTATCGCGAACTTTAACATAAAAATCAGGAAAATAACGATGAACTTTTTTATCTATGGGAGATAGATATGGTATGACAATTTCTTCAGATGACCATTGCACTATAGATGGATTTACATCAAGAAAAACCATTACACGGCGTTCCCAAAGACTACGATATATTATTCGTGTGGGATCTCCGCGATACTTTTCACTATTTGTTGGAATAAATCTACCTTTGTATGACATGATAAATATATTAAAATAAGTTTGGAAATATTTAGATGCCCCAAAGACAAGAAGCTAGACAAGAACCGGCTCCTCTTAATACTTTAGTAAATAATCCATACGGGTTTTCATCACTAAATTATCCTAGTGATATAGAAAATTTGTCTCATGCAATACTATTTAATGTAATGATACAAGACTCAACTAAAGATTTAAGCGCAAATAAATCTCAATTGGCGCAAGGAACTAATGGTCAGCCTGTTGGTTCTAGAACTGCCGAATTAACCAAAGGTAATTCACTTGGTCTAACCAGACGAACAAAAAGATCTAAAACAGCAATTTCTCTCTATGTTCCTGAAACAGTTGTATTTGATGATAAACAAAGTTATCAACAAATGAATCTGCTTGATACTTTAGGTATTGCAGGAACAATCGCAGCAACAGGGTCTTCCAGCTTGGCAGGTGCAAGTGGTGGAATGGGTGCACGTGGTGCGGTTGCTGCCACCTTAGGGGCTTCCACCGCGGTTGCAGCGGGTAGAATGGCCGAAGCTGCTGCTCGCAGTGTCTTAGACAGAGGCGGCGTCGCCGGCAGAATACTTAATGATGCTACGAGTGTATCTAATCTAAAAACTGCAGCAAACATTGTGGGCTTTGCAATTAATCCTGTAATTGAAGTGCTATATCAAAATCCACAGTTAAGATCATTTAATTTTGATTTTGTGTTTGCACCAAGAAGTTCTAAAGAAGCAGACGATGTATGGTCAATAATATATCAATTTAGAAGACATTCGGCCCCAGAACTCTTAGCTAAAGGAACAATGTTTATTCCTCCTTCTGAATTTGAAATTACTTTTTTAAGAAAAACTGGTACTGGATTTGCGGAAAATACAAATATACCTAGAATTTCAACTTGCGTATTAGAAACTGTTCAAACTGACTATGCGTCGGTTGGTAATTTTACAACTTTTACCGATGGTATGCCCATACAAATTAGAATGAGACTTTCATTTAAAGAATTAAATATAATCACGAGAGAAGCAATAGATAGAGGATACTAATGGCATATTTTGAAAAATTTCCTTTATATTTTTACAATTTAAACACAGATAAAAATAAGAAATCTGATATTGTGACTAATATTCTTGCTCGCACTAAAATGATTGATAGTGTAATAAATGCATCTTTGGTGCATTATACATACGATGTTCAAGATGGTGATACACCAGAAACATTAGCATCAAAATACTATGATAATCCAAATAGACATTGGCTAATATTATTTGCAAATAATATCATGGATCCTATCTATGATTGGCCTCTATCAACCAGAAATTTTGCAAATTATATAGATGCAAAATACGGTTCATATGCTACCGCATCAACTACAATTCATCATTATGAAAAAATAATAACAAAAACTGATTCAGTTACATCGACAATAACAGTTAAAAATTTTCAAATTGACGCAAATACATATGCCAATACTGCTGCAAGCACCACTGAAACTTTTAATTTAAAGGATGGAAATACTGTTAGAATTGTAACCACAAAAAACATTGTGTATGCATACGATTATGAAGACAATTTAAATGAATCAAAAAGATCAATAAAAATAATTGATAAAGCATATGTTGATCAAATTGAAAATGAGTTGATGTTATTGTTAGAAATTTAAAAAATGGCAGAAAATACTTCGATAACTGAAAAAAATTTTGAATTCAAAGAAATAACAATTACTTCTGTTAATGGCACTTCTTTTGACGTTTATCCTCAATTAGTAGAATTTACCATATTTGAAGACATTTATAATAGTACATTATCTGGAAAACTTATATTATCAGATTCTGTAGAATTATTTTCAAGTATTCCACTTACAGGATTTGACTTTTTAACGGTTGTTATTGTAAAACCTGGATATCAAAAAGAAATTATATTTGAAAAAATATTTCGTATTTACAAGCTACAACATGATGAAATAAATCAAGTATCTCGTTCAAGTCAAACATATACATTACATTTTTGTTCTGAAGAAAATATAATATCTTTATCTAGAACAATGTCAAAGTCATATAAAGGTGTTTCATCTTCATTTATAATTAAAGATATCTTAAAAAATCATCTGGGGGTATCAAATAAAAAATTTGATCCTCGTAATCCAAAAGACATTGAAGAATCATTTGGTCGTCAAGATATAATAATACCCAATTTACATCCACTTCAAGCGGCAATATGGTTAACAGGTAGAACAATTTCAGTTTCAAGAAAAAATTCTAGTGCAAATTTTATGTTTTATGAAAACAGAGAGGGTTATAATTTTAAATCATTAGAAAAATTATTTTTACAACAAACAAGGGCAAAATATAAATTTAAACAGAAAAATATTGACGTTTCTGGCGAAACAATTATAGATGAATTTAGAGATGTAATAAAATATGAAATTGTAAATACATATGATGTAATGCGTGGAATAATATCTGGTTTATTTTCAAATAATTTTAAAGCAGTGGATTTGGTTAGACTTAGAGCTGATGATAATGTTTTTAATTATGACGATTTTTTTAAAAATTCAATTCATATTAATAATGATAGAATACCTGGAGAACCTGAATATAAACATGCACATCCTTTTCATAATGAAAATGAAGATAGAACCCAAACAAAAACTTATAAAAATTATTTTGCACGAACAAGAATGTATCCAACAAATAGAGGACACGACGTTATTCCATCTATTTCAAAAAAACAACCAGGTATAAATCCAAGTTTAGTTGAGAGATGGATGTCGCAAAGAATGTCTCAAATAAATCAATTAAATTTTTTCAAATTAAAATTGGTTATTCCCGGAGATACGTATTTGACAGTAGGTGATATAATAGAGTTTAAAATGCCGTTGATAAAAACACAGACACCTGGAGAAGATCCAAATAATCCATACTATAGTGGAAGATATTTAATTACCGCAATTAGACACAAACTTGATTATCAAAGTTATGAAATGATTGTTGAAGGAACTCGTGATTGTTTATCACAAGAACTATTGCCGGCAAAGAACGATGATCCTTATTTGAGAGAGTTAAAAAAGCAATGATTGACAAAAATAATTTTATGGGATTAGATGGATTTGTTTGGTGGTTTGGCGTAGTTGAAAATCGTCAAGATCCATTAATGATTGGTCGTTGTCAAGTTAGAATATTTGGTTGGCATACTGAAGATAGAAATTTAATACCCACTAAAGATTTACCTTGGTCTCATCCCATAGTTCCTCTTGGTTCAAACGCATCAAGTATGGTAGCACCTAAAGAGGGTGAAATGATATTTGGATTCTTTATGGATGGAGATGATGCACAGTTTCCAGTCATGATGGGTGTTGTACCGGGTATACCTGATGGAACGCCAAGAATAGATAAGGGATTTTCGGATCCAAGAAATTCATTTGCTTTAAGTCAAGCACCAAAA